GCCCGTTACATCTCCCGTTAAAGCAATGGTGCGAGCTGTTGTAAGGGCGGCTGCAGTACCAGTGGTGTTGGCATTGATCGTTGCTGGAAGGCTTAGAGTTACTGCTCCTGCTGAGGCAGAAACAGTTACCTCATCAGCAGTTCCAAGTAGGCTAGTGACCCCTGGATCAACAGAAATAAAACTAAAAGAGTTTGTTGAATCATTATATGAAACTGTTATATTTGTTTGAGTTCCAGCTGCTATTGCAGTAGAAATTGCATCTTGTGCTCTTTCATCTGTGAAATATAAATTTGTTGAACCTTGAGTAAGATTATCTGTTGTTTTTGTAGCAAGGGCAGTATCAAAATCTTTAATTGTATAATAATTTGTACCGTCGTTTGTAAATTCCCAAACATCTGTTGATTCATTCCATCTTATATCGGTATTAGGAGATGTTCCTCTTTCTATTTCAATACCAGCGTTTAAAGAAGGAGATCCAGTTGTTCCAGAGTTTAATGTAACCAAATTGTCTTCTATTAAAAGTTCTGTAGTATTAATATAGGCAGTTGATCCACTTACAATTAAATTTCCAGTAACAGTAAGATCATTGCCAATAGTTACATTGTCTGGTAATCCAATTGTTATTGTTGCTGATTCAGAACCAGATCCAGATACTTCAATTTCATTATTAGTACCCGCGACTGTAGCAACGTAGTTTCCAGTGGTATCAGTTCCAAGGGCAACGCTGTTGGCTGCAATGGTAGTTGCCAAAGATGCGCTAGAACTACCATCAAAGGATACGGTTCCTGTTACATCCCCCGTTAGTTCAATAGTACGGGCTGTAGTAAGGGCTGCTGCAGTACCAGTAGTATTGGCATTAATGGTTGCTGGAAGGCTTAGGGTTACTGCCCCTGCTGAAGCAGAAACTGTTACTTCATCAGCAGTTCCAGCTAGACTGGTTACGCCTGTATTGGTAATCGTTAATGCTGCGGTCTCAGAACCTGAGCCTGAAACTTCAATGCCAGACCCTGCTGTTGCGGTAGCAACGTATTCTCCAGTGGTATCAGTTCCTAGGGCAACGCTGTTGGGTGCTATTGTAATGGTCGCACTTGCACTCGCAAGGTTGGTAATGCTTGCACTTCCAGAAACATCACCTAAAAAGGTAAGAGTAAAATCTGCAACATCAAAATCTAAAGTATTGTCGGCATCGTCATAGGTTACGGTAATTCCGCTTTCTGTGTTGCTAGTAACCATTGTACCAACGGTGTCTGCGATTGCCTCAGAAAGTTTTGTGTCTATGTCTTCAGCAAGAGACTGAATATCCCCAGCAACATCTACGGTATCAGTATCTTCGGGGTATGGAAACCCATAATTATTTGTAGTAGCAGCCATTAATATTCACCTCATTCATTATATCATTTTTTAAATACAAAAAAGCAGGATAGATTTCTCTACCCTGCCCTTTATGTAGTCATTGTTTACTCTACTAGACTTGGTGATCCCTTTTCTGGTCCTATGTTTGCAGATACAAGTGATGTAGCATAGGATAGCAGGGCTCCCCCAAGTGCTAGTCCAATATTAGTCTTCCAATCTACAGAAAAAACATTAAGTGTTCCTGCAGCTCCTAGAACTAAAATAAATTGTGCAAAAGTCTTGAGTGCTCTTTCAGATGCCTCAATCCAAAATTTCTTAGTGAACATTTTGATTCCCTTCTTCGTCGTTTATTATATCATCTATCTGTTCATTTTCGTTTCTATAAAGTTGGCTTTGATATTCTGGGGTAGTTCTAAGTTTTACATCTTCATACGCTGCCCCACCAATATACGCGGCTACAACAGCACCTATCATACCAAATCCTCCAAGGGCCAGGGTTTCTGCAAGAGATGTAGAGTCCCATCTAATAGCAGTATAAATTACAATACCCATTCCAAAAACCAGGGATGAAAAAACTGCTCTTCTTCTCATCTTCCATGATGGATTAGGGTCTATTGGTAACATTAATAAATTTTATCATATTATCTCAATATGAATTATTTTTTTTATTTTCCACAGTAAAAAACATCGGAATTGTAAATCTTTTTCCATTAGTAATTTCTTTTACCCCATGCACATATTCCTTGTCCCCTGGAAAACACACAAAATCCCCTGGAGAAGGTTGAATTTCTAAATTTTGATTTGGAAAATATATTGATCCGCCATCAAAATTGTCGTTAATATATATTAATGATGATATGTCATAAAAAGGTGTTCCATTGCATGAACCGTCTGGATTTTCTTTATCTGCATGTGGAGGTTGGTTATCCCCTACATTCCATACAACTATTGAAGAATACGCTGGTTTTAATGATAATGAAAAAGCATTTTCAATAAATATTTTTGATTTTTTTAAATATAAATTTGTTATATCAAAAACTTCTTTATTTTCTTTTTCAATTTGATTGCCATAGCATACTCTGTCTTTCCAAATATCACTATCTTGAGGGCCATTAAAAGATTTTATATTTTTTGAATATTCATATATTAAGTTGATATGGTTTTTTTTAACAAAATTTTTAACATGATATATATTGTCCGATGAATTTCCAAAGTGACCTGATGGTACTAAACTTTTCATTTTTTATTTTTCCTGTATATTTTTTGTAAAATTTAGTGTATCAAGATGTTGAAAATATTTTAGCATAGTTACCATTTTCCAATTGGGCAAGAAGCGTCTGTTAACTTTGTTTTTAATTTCATAAAACATCCACACTTTGAGCATTGCTTTGTAATTTTTATAAAATGGTCACACCCCTCACAGATAGATACTCTTCTATCCACCTCTTCTTTATTTTTTGAATATTTATCTTTATCTAGCATATCAAATATAGATACTTTTTCTAGCCTATCTTCTCTTTGTTTTTTTTCTTCTAAATATGTTTCCCAATTATTTTTATTGCTTTCTTTCACTTTCCCTCCCATTGTGAATAAAAGTTTTCAAAATCGGAAAACTCTGGTATTTTCTTTGATGTCCCAATTAATTGAGGGTCGTTCAGGTGATCAAACTCATTGTCAACGTTATCTTCTATCACTATTCTGGGGTTGCTCATTAGTGCTGCGAAAAGTGCTGCGTAGTTTTCGTTTACCCAATTTTTATATTTCATAAAAACAATTAAGCATCCATTTACTTTATTTAGTTCTGACACGGTAATAATTGCTTCATTAGAACCTTCTATTAGTGGACCATTTGGGATTGCGGTTTCGATATTCATGAAGGTTTCTCCATTTTCACCATTTAAAAAAACGTTACCTTCATATTTCATTCCTATTGACGGAATTTTGTCATATTGTTTTATATGAATTGGCACACATCCATTTTTTATTTGATCAAAAACTGCCCAATATGGGTGTTTTTCTTTATATGGATAAAATCCGACTAAGTAATCATCAATATAGACGTAAGCAACTTTATCAAATATATCTAATTCTTTAATTGTATAGTCTTTCATTTTTTTCCTTTCTAAAAAAATATTATACATTAGTGTGACAGAACAAGTGTATTTTCGGGATTGTAAAAATAAAAACTTAACTGCTTATCCACAAACTTCTCCAGCACATGATCCAGGGTAGCAGAAGCTTCCGTTAGAGCAGCCGCATTGTGGACCATAAACAGGGTCATTATAGTTTACCCTACAGGTGACAGCTTCTGGTGGGGGTGGTGGTGGAGCAACATATTGATAATAATTATAGTTAACTGATGATCCTATGGCTACTCCAGTCCCTGAAACAGGACTTTGACTAATTACTTGTTGATCAATAGCTGAATTTGATGTTGATGTTGATGTTTGAGTCCCTACAACAAGCCTTCGGTTTGTTATTGATAGATTGGCATTCGTCCTTGTAAGTCCAACAATATTTGGTACTGCTGAAACTGTTGAAGACATAAAACCAGCCATGCTGGGAATCATGCTACTAATCCACCAACAGCAACCCAAGTGTTTGTTGCACGCTTAATAAGAGTACAACCAGCCCACTGACCAATAAGTTTTAAACCAACATAAGAGTTGACGGTTACACCAGCAGTTGCAACTATTGTTGTTTGACCTGCCCCAGCCTGAACCACAAAAATGGATGTGCCAATTGCAAAAGCAACAGAAGAATTTAAAGGAATAGTTAAATTATTTGCAGAGGCTGAAGTCATTTCAACAACTTTACCCGCATCTGTTAAAAGCAAGGTATATGATGCGCTAGATGTAGTTGTTGCAACAGTTAAAGTTGGAGAATTTATTGTTGGGGAGGTCAGTGTTTTATTTGTAAGTGTTTGGGTTGAAGTTGTGCCAACAACACTGCCAGATACTCCATGAACGCTTGTTGATAAGTTAGCATGTGTAACAATATCTGCAGAAATATCTGTTAAGTGTCCTTCTATTCCACCAGGAGATCCCGTGCCATCATAGTCAGCACCATAGTGGTATTCAGTAAAAGCCTGAACAATATTAGCATTGTCAGTCTGCTCAGGCACACCTGTATCATAAGTGGTTGTAAATGCATTGGTGGCTGAAATGTTTTGAGCCATAATTCCTCCCTGTTTATTATATCATTAAGCAAGTAATGAAAGAGTTATGTGAAACCTTGCATTACTTTCAGTAACTACGGACCAAGACCCAGATACATATTTCATTGCAAAAAAAGTAATAATAATTGTATTTGTTCCAGAGTTTACTTGTATGCTATATACCGTTGTCACTATTGGGGTATTTAATAGCTGCGGGGTAATAGAGACATTTATGTTTGTTGCTGTTATATCTGAAATAGAATATTCACTAAAAGCAGTTGCAAGAGGAACTTGATAATTAAATATTCCCGCACTTGCACTTAAACCAGGGTCGTCAGCTAAACTAACAGTTTCACTATATATTGAGGGCTTAAGGTTTCCAATTTTTTCCCAATTAAAGCCACCAACCCCGTCAGAAAGATATTGATAGATATACCCCTCTGTTTGCCCCTGACTTGCTCTAATAAAAAGATCATTAGGAAGGATGGATGTTAAACTTGACGATGCACTGTTGGGATTGTCAAATCCACTAAAAATTAAACTTCCTCTATCCCCTGTTGCTCCTGTTTCCAACTGAACAAGGATGTTTTGAGGAGGACCTATTACAGATATATCGGGGTTATTGAGAAGAACTTCTATACTCATGTTATTCTTCCACTGATATCGTTTGTAACTGAAAGCCCTCCCGCTATTAAGGTGAAAGTATTTAATGCACTTCTTATTTGAACGTCATAGACATAGGAGGTTCCCTGGGTAAGAGATCCTCCATCTTCACTAGATATTGTGCAGGTAATGTAAGAATTTTGACTATTGACAGATACATCTCCATTAAATACAAAAGTATCAATAGCTCCAGCACGGGAGGCTACTGTAAATTTTGCACTAGCAGAGGGGTAGTCGGTTAAATTAAAAGCTGTTCCATCTGCATTTTTGGGTTGAATTACAAATTCATATGTATCTCCACGATAATATAAAATGTTAAAAGTTGCAGGAAATCCCATATTAAAATTATATCATGTTGTCAAGGGGATGCTGAAAAATATGGAATTCTAATTACTTTGTCACCAAGTCGGGCTAACAAGTAACCTTCAGGAACAAGTTGTTTTAATTCTAAGTAATTCATTACACTTGCTGAGGATAATACAGAACTTTCCTCATCAAAAATAAAAGCACCACCGATGCTTATATCACCTTCTAGTAAAAGATTACTCAGTTGCCTTGTTGCCATACCTTATTATACCCTTCCTGAAAAAGGATGGGTAATTTTATTTACCCACCGCTTCTTCAATTATCCTACAACTACAACGCGATAGGCATTGGATGATGGTGCAACTGCAAATGAAACGGTGACGGTATTTGCATCAGTTCTTACAACATCAGTTACAACTGTCTCATAGTTTGCATTGTCATATACATTAACTGTTACATCCCTTGTTCCCAAGTTGTGAACAACTGCAAAAGATGTGTCTGATGCATTTCCAACACTTGCTGCAACTTTACGAGAAATAGCTCCATAATTTGTTCCATCATTAGAGAGTGTCCACTGATCACTTGTTTCATTCCAAAGAACAGAAACGTTTGCGCTTGTTCCTCTTTCAACTTCAATTCCAGAGTTCTCTGTAGGAGATCCAGTTATATTAGAGTTCAATACAATTGTGTTGTCTGCTAACTGAATAGTTTCTGCATTAATATATGTAGCAGATCCACTAATTGTTAGATTTCCACCAACAGTAAGATCTCCAGTAACAGAAACGTTATCGGGCAGACCAATTGTTACTGATGCGCCTTCTCCTGTTCCAGAAACCTGGATTTCACTAGTTGTTCCAGAAATAGAAGCAACATAATCTCCAGTAGTGTCAGTGCCTAGAGCAACGCTATTGGCTGCAATAGTTGTTACCATAGATGCACTTGCACTACCATCAAAGGACACAGTTCCTGTTACATCTCCAGTTAGTGCAATGTTACGGGCTGTTGTCAGAGCCGCTGCAGTGCCAGTAGTATTAGCGTTAATGGTTGCTGGCAGACTTAGGGTTACTGCTCCTACTGAGGCAGAAACTGTTACTTCATCAGCGGTTCCAACTAGGCTAGTTACCCCCGATACATTTGCCCATGCAGATCCTTTCCAAACTTTGATATTTCCGTCTACAGTGTCGTAGTAGACTTGCCCAGTACTAGGACTAGTTGGTGCCGTAGCAAGATTTTGAATAGCTGCATTTTGCAGTTCTAGTTTATTTAAATCAATTGGTGTTAAAAATTTTCTAGCCATTTTTTATTTCCTTCCATTTCATGATAAATACGCCTTTCCAGTAAATGCCCCAGAGAAGGTCGCAACGACTGTATTTTCATTGGGGTAAGAATAGTCTCCTTCGACTACTGATCCAGCAGAATCAACTATAGTTATATTTGGTATAAACCGTAGTCCGTGAACTATTGTCCAAGTGCTAGAAGATGTTGATTGATTGTGAACATAAGATAAATCTGAGTACCTTGCTTCCCCTGGCGCACCTGTTGCACCTGCTGGGCCTTGAGGACCGCTTGTTCCTATTTCTACAACTACTGGACGAGAATCTATTTCTAAAGATATTGCATTGGAATCTATTTCAATAACATTAAGTTTTGACTCAACAATATGTACTGTTCCCGTTGCCATTACTTAGTCACCTCAGCAGTTACTGTAAAATTACCTTGAACAAGTCTGTAAACATTTTCTGAAGTATAAATTTCTAAGTCGTAAACATAATTTCCAGGGACAAAATCTTTAGTAAGTTCTGGTTGAATATAAACATTTATTGTCCCTGCTGATCCACCAGTATAGATATTTGCTGAGGCTGTTGAGCTATCTAATCCAAGAACAAATCCTTGAGAATAATTAAACTCTCTAATTTGTAATCTAGCATTATATCCCGTCAAATTTATAGGAGTTTCTTCAAGTTTGTAGGTAAGTGTGCGTGAGAATGTGCTACCCTGTGGGCATACAAGATTTAATTTGCCTGGAATCATTGGCACTCCTATTTATTTATTTTAACTATTTAAATTATAACATTAGTTATTGAGGTGCCAGACGATGTGGTCATCTACTTTTTCTCTTACTTCATGGATATCGCCTTGCATTGCGACTTGATTTTTCTCTATTCTATTTGCAACATCTCTTAGACTAGACCCCCCATTTGGGTGAAGTTCTTTATCAATTTTATCTAATCTATCTGTAAGTTTTTTAAAAAACACTCTATGAAGTATTGTCAATGCTGCTGTGATTGCTATGACTGCCCCAGAAATCTGACCAAGAAATAGTACAAGCTCATCAATTTGCGGGGTATTCATGTATGCAGTTGTCTCCTAAATTTAACAAATATGTTATAAACTAATTTTAACATATTTTTTTATGTATATTGACACGTTATCAACAGTAAAGTATAATATACTTATAACTACTAGGATGGGAGTTTTATGAAAACTATGGAGAAAATAAAAGAACAAACACTAAAGAC